GTCAACCAAACGGTTGGCAGCGGCGACTTCGAGATGGAATTCACCAATGTCTGATCTCCTCTCCGCTAAGTGCCCGGAATGCGGCGCGGAAAACTTCTACGAGAATCCGCAGCGCATCAGGTGCATTTCGTGCTGCTTCGACGAAACAATTCCCGCCGTCGTGGAGTATGTCGTCGTGGGGCAGGAGGAGATTGAGGTCGAGGAGGTCGTTAAGGTCAAGAAGCTGATCGACATCGTTGAGGCGCGGGAAGTGAAGCCTGCCCAACGCATCAAGCGCGGCTGCACCTTCGAGGTGGACGACAAGGGCAAGGTCGTGCGCATTGTGAGCAATGGCTGAGACGTACTACGTCAATGAGCTTTGCGTATCCGGCGGGATTGATTCGCCGTTCTTGGCTATTGCCAACGCAGCAACCGATGCGAACGAATCGTTAGAGGTTTTGGACTTCACTATCGTCACTTACGGGGCCAATTACCCCGGGATCAGCTACGGGGTACGCGAACGCGCGGTTCTAATCTCCGCACTCACCGGAGGAACGCCTTTAGCGTTCTCCGCATTGCGATCAGACAGCACGAGTCTCCCTAGCGGGGTGAAGCTGGTGGTGATGCCGGACAGCATAACCGAAGTCGCCAACGGCACACTGCGCTACGGCAGCGCACTTGCTGCGTTCGACAACAACAACGATGCGATCAATTACGTGTGGCATCAAGTAACAGGACGCGGCGTCGGCGGGGATGCTGCTGGATGGGTGCTTGGCGGCATAAATGGCGCTACACAAAATATTGTTTTAGGTGAGGGGCGCGGCATTGCCTGCGGACTGTCAAATAAAGGCATGAACTCAGCCCTACTGAATTCACAGCTATGGATGGTCGAGTGCGAGATAGTAGTTGGCGGCAACACATACCGCGCAGTAGGAATGTACCCGCAAGAAAGCACGGCACACGAGAATTTCGCGCTTATCAATGAGTCAGGGTCGGGGGTTACGGTCGAAGTCAAACGCATAACGACTACACCGGCGACAAGGTACGATATGAGCAACGGTTTTGGTGGCGGGGCGATTGGAACATCGTTCGCTTTCAGGACGGGCTGTTCGTTCCCGCACCAAATGGTGCGAATCTCGAAAACGATGAACGGTGCACCTGTTGGCGGCGTCGCAGCTTCGGTGTTAAGCGCGCGCACGTCGGCGGAGGCGCCATCTTCTCTCGTGGCGCGAAAGGGTGACATATTTTCCCCCCTGCGGTCCGTTTTCGATCCGAGCGGGTTAGATAAACTTTACGATTGGCCTAATATAGGCACCACCACCCAACGTGATGACAAGTGGAAAATCGGCACATATGGCAGGCGCTTACCGACAGGGGTCAGAACCACCGGTTTTCAGGCGACCGCTAAAAGCTGGGTTACGGGGTGCAACGCACTGCGCCGTCCAGTTGGCAGTGCGTTTGTGCCGATTACGCTTAAACCCGGCGAGGGGCTGGCATTCATCCCGTTCGGTGTGTTGCAGTACGCCCGCTTCGAAGTCTCCGCGACCATCCGTAGGATTCCTGCAAGCGCCACTTTCCCGGCCGTCGGCGATGTCGACAACGGCGTGCAGTACGGCCCGACCGGCACCGACTACACAGGCACGCTCGTCCAACCCGCCGAGGCCGATGTCGAGAGCGGCGTGAGCTACGGCGCTGGCGGGACGGAATTCACCGGCACCTATGTCGGCGGCGGAGGCGGCAACACCTACAGCCGTGGAAGGGTGGTGAACTCGTGAGGCTGCTCAAGCAATCCACGGCCGCGAACGTCATGGTGTTCATGACGGATTCTGCCGACCACGTAGCTGGCAAGACCGGCCTGACGCTGACCATCACGGCCAGCAAGAACGGCGCGGCCTTCGCTTCGATCTCGCCGACCGTCACCGAGCGCGGCAACGGCTGGTACAACCTCGCGCTGACGACGGCGCATACGGACACCCTGGGCGACCTGGCCGTGCACGTCACGGCAAGCGGTGCCGACCCGACCGACTTCCTCTGTCGCGTGTCCGCCCGTTTGGTCGATGACGTGCTGCCGACCTCGAGCTACACGGCGCCGGACAATGCGACCATTACGGCAATTGCCGGCTACACGGACAGCATCGAGAGCCGCCTTCCCGCCGCGCTGGTGGGCGGGCGCATGGATTCAAGCGTTGGGTCGATGGCCTCGAACGTGCTGACCGCAGCGGCCCTTGCTACCGATGCTGTGACGGAAATTCAAAGCGGGCTGGCCACCAGCACCACGCTGGCCATTGTCCTGAAAATCCTCCGCAACAAGGTTGTCACCAACCCATCGACCGGCCAGATCATCGTCTATGACGACGACAGCGTGACGCCTCTCCTGACCGGCAACCTGTTCGAGGACGTGGCCGGGACGCAAGCCTACCAGGGCCAGGGCGCCGACCGCAGGGATAGAATGACATGATCACTTCCTACGGCCTCGGCCTCGACATAGACTACCTGGGCGCCATCTCGTCCTATGGCATGACGCGCCGGCCTGTCGGCTACTCCCCGCCGGTTGTCGTGACGCCGGAGGCGCCCGGCAACATCTCCCGCGCCTTCGCCGTCGATAACCGTCCGATCCGCCTGCTGCGTAACGAGATCGCCGAGCGCAAGCGACTGAAACGCAAGATCGCCGCCGACAGGCGGATGGCCACCATGCAACGGCGCAAGGCCGAGGAAGCGCAGATTCTTGCCATGTATGCCATGGTCCGAAAGGCAGCCTGACCGAATCCGGGAAACCGGATAACACCGACATGCGCGCTTGATTCAATGCGTGCATGCTCTCAGCAGACGAAATCGCCCGCCGCAGAATGATCGAGTTCATTTCCCTGGATAAGGGGAAAGGCGAGATTTGGGCGGCCGGCACCATTCAGCGCATCCGCTTCGATGACCTGCTCGATCTGGTACAGGCCGTCGAAATGCTCATGTTGAAACTCACCGGGAAGGTGCTGAACGCCAGTTTCAGGCCAGCCATCACCAACCGCGCCGCCCTCAAGATCGACAAGCTGATTGCCGGCGGCCCAGGACTGTACGACGAGGCGCAAGGCCCGTGCCCGGAGCCGCACGCCTGGTACATGCGCGTCGAGATCGACGGGAACGTGTGGGACAACTGGTTCCTGCGCCTCGACGAGCTGGTGAAGCTGCTCTACATCATCGTGCGCGAGGCGCAGGGCGACCCCTACGTTCCGCCCATCTCCATCGCCGTCCCGGTTTATCCACATGCCTGAGGCCGATGCCGCCATGTATCACCGCGTCTTCGTCGGCCACGGCGAGGGGCGAATCGTGCTGGAGGACATGGTGGCGCGCTTCCATGACCGCCCCATTCATGTGGCCGGCGGACTGGAGGCGCAGCGCGAAACCGAAAAGCGGGCGGCGCAAAAGGAAGTGATCGGCTTCGTCCTGCGCCGCATCGGGCAAATTTCTGACAAGGAGGAAAACGAGAATGAATAGCCTGCTTCGCAAATTGATGGGCCGCGTGTTCATGGAACAGTCCGGCGCCGATGGTGGCGCCGGGGGTGGTGGCACGCAAGATGGTGGCCAGGCGGACGCTGCGGCCGCGGCTGCCGGCGACGACAAGGACGGCGGTTCGCTGCTTTCCGAATTCCCCGCCGCCGGGGATGACGACCAGGATGCCAAGCCGCAGGGCGACGAACTGATGACGCCCGAGCAGCGCGCCATGAAGGCCGCCGAAAAGGACGTTCGCCGGCCCAAGTTCGTTCCTGCGAAGTTCTGGAACGCCGAAAAAGGCGAGGTCAATTTCGAGGCGTGGAGCAAGTCCACCACCGAGATCGAAACGCGCATGAAGGACATCGGCCTGCCGCCGAAGGTTGCCGACGAGTACCGCGTCGAAACGCCGGCCGCGCTGCAAGACCTCGGCGTCGCCCTGGAGCCGGACCGCGTGAAAGCCTTCAAGGATGAAGCCTTCTCGGCCGGGCTGACGCAAAAGCAATTCGATTTTGTGATGGGCAAATACTTTTCGAGCCTCGATGAGTTGGTTTCTCACGGCGAACGGTACGACCGCGCCAGGACGACCAAGGCGCTGATGGATCACTACAAGACGCAGGACGTGATCCAGGAGAACGTGAAGTCGGCCTACAACGTCTTCTCGGCCTACGCCGATGAGGAAGAAATGAAGCACCTCTACAGGGTGTGCAACGACCCCATTGCCATCCGGGTGCTGGCCAAGATCAACAAGGAGCTGCAGGAAGACCCCGGCGTTAAGCCGGACCAGATCCTGACCGGCGATAGCATCGACGAACTGATGGCGAAGGGTTCACCGTATTGGGACAAAAGCCATCCGCAACACGCATCCATCAAGGCCAAGGTGGACAGGCATTTCGCCGCCCAGGCCAACGCGGCAGCGCGGAAACGCGCCGCCTGATTTGCGCCAGCCTGCCGAACAACCCGAAAGGGCCGGCAGGCAGCGCATGAAAGCGGGACAACCGGCACGTCCGGCCCGCCGCCCAGGCTTCGCGCGGGCGTAAAAAGCGAGGCAACCACGGCCCACCGGCCAGCGAGCTAAATGGTGGAACAACCGAAAAAGGCATCGTTTTCATAACTTTTTTGGAGAACCGTCATGAGCTTTCAAGTAACCGAAGCCTTCGTGCAGCAGTTCAGCGCGAACTTCTACCACCTCTCGCAGCAGATGGAGTCGCGCTTCCAGGGCGCCGTCCGCGTCGAGGCCGGCATCGTCGGCGAGTCGAAGAAGATCAACCGCATCGGCTCGACCGCCGCGCAGAAGAAAACCACCCGTCACGGCGACACCCCGCTGATCGAAACGCCGCACTCGACCCGCTGGATCGACCTGGACGATTACGAATGGGCCGATCTGGTCGACGAACTCGACAAGAAGAAGATGCTCACCGATCCGACGAGCGACTACCTCAAGGCCGGCGTCGCCGCCATGAACCGCTCGAAGGATGACGTGATTTATTCGGCCGCCCGCGGCAGCGCCCGCACCAGTTCCGGCACCACCGCGCTGCCCGCCGGGCAGAAGGTTGCCGTCGGCGCCGCCGGCTTGACCAAGGCGAAGATCATCCAGACCAAGAAACTCTTCCGCGCCAACGAGGCGGACGAGGAGAACGGCGAGGAACTGTATTTCGCCTACGGCGCCGAGCAGATGGAAGACCTGCTGAACGACACCACGCTGACCTCGGCCGACTTCCTTGCGGTGCAGATGCTGCAGGAAGGCAACGTCGGCAAGAAGTGGATGGGCTTCAAGTGGGTTCCGTCCGAGCGCATGTACAAGAGCGGCAACGATCGCTACTGCGTGGCCTGGGCGAAGTCCGGCATGGCCCTCGGCGTCGGTGCCGAAGTCATGACCCGCGTCACCGAACGGGCCGACAAGTCCTATGCCCTTCAACCCTATGCGCGCATGAGCATCGGCGCGGTGCGGGTCGAGGAAGCCAAGGTCGTGGAAATCGCGTGCCAGGAATAACCGGCACATAACCAGGAGATGCAAACATGGCAGTCGTAAACACCAAATCGACGGCGATCACCAACGCCGACAACACCCCGGCCGACCTCAACCCGGACTACCAAAGCCGGGGCGTGCTGCGCGAGGCGGTCGCCACCCTGGAAACGGCGAACGGCGATTCCATCGGCTCGACCTACAGGCTTGTCCGCCTCTGGTCAGGCTGGCGCGTGTCCGATGTCATTGTCGATTCCGATGACATCGGCACCACCACGGCGGCTGACGTTGGCCTCTACCGCACAGCCGCCGACGGCGGCGCAGTGGTCGATGCCGACTTCTTCGCCTCGGCCCTGTCGCTCAACGGTGGCGCTCTGAGCAATCAGAACATCACCCACGAGTCGGGCGTCGTGGATGTCGCCAACAAGTACAAGCGCCTGTGGGAGCAGCTTGGCCTCTCGGCCGACCCCGGCGTCTGGTACGACGTGGTGGCAACTCTCACGGCGGCAGCCGACGCAGCGGCGACGATCACCCTGCGGGTACGCTTCGCCGAGTAACGCTGGGCGCCTGCCCGCCTAGCGCATCTCCTCCTCCTTGGTGCGCGCAAAAAGCGGGCAGGCATTACCGGCGGGCGAAATTCCCGCCGGACTTTTTCAGGGGTAGAGCATGGCATCGAGCGCCGTTCATGTCTGTTCAAACGCCTTGCTGCTGCTCGGCGACAAACCGATCAACAGTTTCGACGAAAGCTACGACCGCGCGCTGCTCTGCTCCAATCTGTGGGACAACGCTCGGCAAGCCGTCCTGCGCGCCCATCCGTGGAACTGCGCCAAGGCGCGCGTATCGTTGGCGCCTGAAACAGAAACGCCGGCTTTCGATTGGGCCTATCAGTTCGCCCTGCCGGGCAACTGCCTGCGCGTCCTGTTCGTCGGCGAGGCCGGCGTGCCGGAAGACTACACCATCGAAAGCCGCCGCATCCTGGCCGACGTCAACCCGCTCTATCTGACGTACATCTACGACAACGAGGATGTCGCAAGCTGGGATGCTCTGCTGATCGAAACAATGCAGCGGTACATGGCGTTTTCGATGGCCTACCCCCTCACCAAGTCGGCCACCCTGCGCGACTCCATGTATCAGGAATACGCGAACCTGCTCAAGTCCGCCAAGGCTGTTGATGGGCAGGAAGAACCGCCCGAAACAGTCGGGGATTCCCCGTTCATCGACGTGCGCCGCTGATGCCGAAGACGACGCACATTCAGACCAACTGCACGGCCGGGGAAATCTCACCGCGCCTGATTGGTCGCGTCGATGTCCAGAAATATCAGAACGGCCTGAAACGCTGCTACAACACTATTCCCACGGTGCATGGCGGAGCGAAACGCCGGCCTGGCAGTCTATACGTCGCCGACGCCAAGGAAGCCTTGAAACAGACCCGTCTGATCCCGTTCGTGTTCAACCAGGAACAGGCGTTTGTGCTGGAGTTCGGCGACGGGTATATCCGCTTCTACACGGCAGCCGGGGCTCGGATCGAATCGCCTCCTGGCACGCCGATTGAACTGGCATCGCCCTACCTTGAAGCCGACCTTGACGACCTGCACTACGCCCAAGGCGCCGACACGATGTTCCTGTTTCATCCGAGCTACGCCATCCGCAAGCTGGTTCGGTACAGCAACACCTCTTGGAAGATCAGCCAGGCCACATGGGCGGTGCAGCCGTCCGAGGAAATCGGGGACAAGCCGAATACCGCGCTGACGCTTTCCCTGCTGACGGTCGGCGCCGGCCGCACGGCAACGGCAGCGGCAGCTTGCTTCGAAGCGTCGGACGTGGGCCGGCAGATCACTTTCGGCTCCGGCCTGGCCACCATCACCGGCTACACGTCGACAACGGTTGTCACCGTGACGATTGTCGACGCATTCGCATCCAATCCGACCGCCGGCACATGGACGCTGACCGAATCGCCGAAGGCTCAAGTCACGCCGTCAGCCGCAACGCCGATAGGGGCCGCCTGCACGCTGACCGCTGCCGCGGCGGCGTGGAAGAACAGCGCGCAGGTTTCCGACCTCGGCAAGTATGTCGAGATCAATGGCGGCCTGGTCGAAGTGACCGGATTCACCAGCGCAACCGTCGTGACCGGAATCATCCGCACCGTGCTGGCCGGCACCACCGCCGCGCCGTCCGAGGGATGGGCGAAACGCTCGGCAGTATGGGATGCGACGAACGGCTACCCGCGCTGCGGCACGCTGTTCGAGCAGCGCCTGATCTGCGCCGGATCGACTGCCTATCCGCAGACCATGTGGGGAACCAAGACGGGCGAATACGACAATTTCGCTGACGGCACGGACGATGCAGACGGGTTCGCCTTCACCATCTCGAGCGATCAGGTCAATCCCATCGAGCATCTGGCGTCCACTCGCGTCCTGCTGCCGCT